CGCGGCACGCAGCTTCTCCGATCAGTGGGCGGGCACGTCGAAGGCGGACTTCATCAGCGCGGCCTACGACATCAAGAGCGGCATCGCCTCCCTCTCTGATGAGGGCGTCGCAGAGTTCACAAGCCTCGCGGCCCTGACCGCAAAGGCGACGAAGTCCACGGCGGGCGAGATGACCTCGCTGTTTGCCACAGGCTACGGCATTTATAAAGACTACTACAGCGACCTGAGCGACATGGAGTTCGGCGAGATGTTCTCGGCTGGCATCTCCGACGCCGTCCGAGCGTTCAAGACCTCCGGCTCCGGCATGGCACAGGCGATCCAGAACCTCGGCGCATCGGCGACCACGGCGCAGGTGCCACTGGAAGAGCAGCTCTCCGTCTTGGGTATGCTGCAGGCCACAATGGGCGGCGCGGAAGCGGGCACGAAATACAAAGCCTTCCTCCGCAGCGCCACCAAGGGCGGCGAGGCGCTGGGGCTCAAGTTCACAGACGTCAACAACCAGCTCCTGAGTATGCCGGAGATCCTCGACATCCTGCGGGGCAAGTTCGGCGAGACAATGGACGCCGCCGAGAAGATGGAACTGCAGAAAGCCTTCGGCGACACCGAGGCCGTGGCGCTCATCGACCTGATGTATAACAAGGTCGGCGACCTGCAGGACAACATCGTCAATATGTACGGCTCGCTCGGAAAGGGCGTGTCGGTCACGGAGCAGATGGCCTCCGCCATTCAGGAGACGGAGCCGGAACGCTTCGAGCGACTCAAGCAGCGCATCCACAACGTCACCGAGAGCATCGGCAACTCCTTGCTCCCCACGGTCAACGACCTGATGAGCAAGGGCGAGGGCGTGCTGACGAAGGTCGGCTCGTGGATTGAGAAGAACCAAGAGCTCGTCAAGGTCATCATGCTCATCGTTCTTGCGGTGGGCGGTTTCCTCGCCGTAGGCGGCACGCTGATCGCCCTGATCTCCGGCGTCGGCCTCGTCGTGACAAAAACGGTCAGCGCGTTCAAGATACTCAAGGGCGGCTTCGCACTGGCGCGAGGGGCGCTCGCACCGCTCATATCCTCGGTGTGGAGCTTCACGGCGGCGCTGCTGGCCAACCCCGTCACATGGGTCGTCATCGGCATTGTGGCCCTCATTGCGGCGCTGGTGCTGCTCTACAACAAGTGTGAGTGGTTCCGCAATGCGGTCAACTCCGTCATCAACTTCTTCAAGGAAGCGCTGACGGCGGTGGGCTCGGTCGCGAAGTCGGTGTTAGAAGGCATCGGGAACGTGATCGGCTCCGTCATGGACGCGGCAAAGGCGACCGTGTCCGAGAAGCTGTCCAACATCAAGACAGCCTACGAGGAACACGGCGGCGGCATTTCCGGCGTCGCAGCGGCGGCGATGGAGGCGGTCAAGGGCTGGTACACGGCGGGCTACACCTTCATCGACAACCTCACGGGCGGCAAGCTCTCGGAGATCCGCGAGAAGTTCTCGACGGCCATGAGCAACATCGTCCAAGGAATCTCGCAGAAGTTCACCGACGCACGCACCGCCTTCTCCAACGGCCTGAACAACATCAAGAACGCCGTCTCCGGCGCGATCACGTGGTTCTTCGAGTCCGGCAAACGGATCGTGTCCACCTTTGCAAACGGCATCAAGTCCGCCTTCAGTAGCGCGGTCGAGGCCGTAAAGGGCGGCTTGCAGAAGATCCGCAACCTCCTCCCGTTCTCTGACGCGAAGGAGGGGCCGCTGTCCACGCTGACCCTGTCCGGCCAACGCACCATGACTACCTACGCTCACGGCCTGACGCTGGCGGGCGACGCCCCGGCAGAGGCGATGAACAAGAGCCTCCAGCAGGTGCAGGGCGCTCTTGACCGCGAGCCAGAGAAGAAGATCGACCTCGGCGGCGGGAAGAAGGACAAGGATGAGAGCGGCGATGAGGGCGGCTCCGGTAAGGGCAAGCAGGTCATCATCCACAAGCTGCTCATCCCGGTCGACCTCAAGAAGATCAAAGACCTGCAGCAGCTCCTCGCTCTTTTGCAGGAGGTCGAGGACTACGCAGCGGCCAACGAGGACGGCGAACCCGGCGACGACGAGGACGCCGCCCCGGCCCCGGCATAAGGAGGACGCTATGATCTATGTAGAAGACGAGCTGATCAAGCTCAACGGCGTTGTCCTCCCCGGTCTCGTCAAAAGCATCGAGGTCATTGAGACCGCGAAGGTGGACGAGCAGGAGGTCGAGGGCAGCGCCACCAAGCCGAAACAGGCAACGGGCTACGAGGACGCCAAGGTCAACATCGAGCTGATCATTGACGACACGCCCTCGCAGACCAAGTACCAGCGATACGCAACGCTCCGGGCGATCTTCCGTTCGCCCGGGCAGAGCGTGCCGCAGCCCATCCCCATCGTCAGCGAGGACACCGCCGCACACGGCGTGGAGAAGGTCATCTTCAAGAAGCTGTCCCACAAGGGCGAGAACAAGCGCGGGCAGCTCACGGCCACGCTGGAACTGTGGGAGTACATCCCGCAGACCATCACGGCAAAGTCCGGCTCCAGTTCCGGCTCCGGCAAGTCTGGCGGCAGCTCGGCGAGCAACCTGAAGGCGAACTACAAAGACTACCTGAGCAACGACCGGGGCAAATCCCCCGCGCGGGATGACGCGGACACCACGGCGGCGATGAATAAAGTGACCGCCATGCCGTACTAAGGAGGCTACCGTGGAAACGAAAGAGCTTTACTATCCGCAGATCTCGGCACAGGCTGGTTCCTACACCTTCGAGGAGGGCGTGGAGCTTGAGATCTATTCCTCGAAGTCCTCTTATTTTGATTGGGCGAAGATCCGCTTCACGAGCCAGTTCCGTCCGAAGCTCTCACTCAAGAAGAAAGACCCTGCCACCATCCAACTTGGCTATGACGGCTCGCTGGAGGATGTGTTCACGGGCTTCGTCTCCGGCAACTACAACGGCGGGACGTATGCCAACGAGGTCGCACTGAAGGATGAGATGCTGCTCATGGAGGAGACGATCATCAACGACACCTTTCTCGACACCACGCCGCAGGAGCTGATCTCGTACTTCCTTGCACAGGCGGGCCTGTCCAAAATGAAGCTCTCCAGCAAGACCTACCCGACGCGCAAGATGCTCCCCATTCGGAAGCAGACCGCCGTCCAAGCGATCAACGCCGTCAATGCGGCATGGGGGCTTCGCGTTCCGTTCTTCTTCTCGGGCGGCGTCTTCTATTGGGACGAGAAGCCGGAGCAGAAGAAGGTCTACACCTTCGAGCACGGCGTGAACATCCTCAACCTGCGCCGCGCGGGTGGCGTGTGGGAGCTGGAGACAGTCTCCGTACCGTTCATCAAGCACTCCCACAAAATAAACCTCATCCATCCGCAGGTGAGCGGTGAGGTCGAGGTCTCCAAGGTGGTCAGTAAGACCAACGACTCCGGCTTCATCCGCACCTACATCTATTTCTGACCCCGAAAGGAGGGAACCGACGTGCTCGAAGAAATGGTCGCGTCCGTTATGAAGAAGACGCTGGCGCAGGACTTCCCGCATCTGAAGCTCCCCGCCGCCGTATTCGCCACCATCGACTCGGCGGCAAAGAGCGACGCCTTTGACATCGAGGAGCTGATCGTCCACAACGAAGTGACGGGCGAGGTGTTCAAGGCGCACATCACCTCCTACTGGTACGAGTACAAACTCACCGTCATCGACCGCTTCGGCAACCCCGACGCCAACTATCCCGCGCTTCCGGGAATTAAGTCTAAGAAACAGTTCAAGGCCGGGGCAGTCGTGGCCGTCGCGCTTCCCTACGGCGACCTCACCCCTGCAATCATCGGGGAGGTGGAGCTATGACGGGCCTGAACGATACGGACATCCGGCTCAACAGCGAGTGGCAGCTCACACAGGCCACAGACGGCGACGCGCCGCTCTGCTCGGGGCTGGAGTGTCTGTATCAAAACATCGTCCTTGAGGCGCTCACGCAGCCGGGAGACGTCTTCTATGACGCCGAGTTCGGCTGGGGCCTGTATGACTTCATCCAGTCCGAGGACACGGAGCTGACCCGTCTGGAGATCACCCAGCGGGTGCGGCTCAAGCTGCAGAAGCGGGAGGTCATCCTCCCGGAAAGCATTGAGATCAGCATTGCGTTCGAGGATGACGCGGTCGTGCTGCACTGTTCCTTCCGCTTCGCGGAGGAGGACGAGCGGCGCGAGCTGGACGTCATCATCGGCGCGGTGAGCGTGGAGGTGGTATCAGAATGATCGACAAAGAAATACTGGACGCCGTTCTCCCTCTGCCCACGCTGGACGAGCTGAAGGAGCAGAAGGTCGAGGAGCTGAAGGACGAGGGCTTCGTCATCAGCAACTTCCATTCGGGCGGCGTGTTCTACACGATGCTCATGATCGTGCTGCGCATCAAGGTCGAGGTCATTGAGCTGCTCCGTGCCGTGCTGAACAATATGTTCGTTTCCCACGCGGGCGGCGCATGGCTCGACCTGAAGATGGCGGACTACTCCAAAAAGCGCAAGAAAGCGCAGAAGACGCAGGGCTTCGTCACCGTCAGCCGCACCGACATGACGGGCGAGGCGGTCAAAATCCCCAAGGGGCACGTCTTCAAGAGCATCCTCGACATCAACGGCGAGGAGCTGCGCTTCTTCGTACTGGAGGCAGCGACGCTGCAAAAGGGCGCGTCCTCCGTGGACGTGCTGGTGGAGGCCGAGACAGAGGGTAGCCGCTACAACGTCCCCGCTAGGCAGATCACGCGCACGCTGACCTACCTTGGCGACGTCACATTCAGCAACGCCGAGGACTGGATCGTGCGGGAAGGTAGCGACACCGAGGACGACGAGAGCGCGAGGGCGCGGACACTCCGCTCGTGGTCGGAACTGGCGCAGCGGGCGACGGAGGACACCTTCGTTGACGCGGCGGAGTCCGTCCCCGGCGTGCTGTTCGCACAGGCCGACTGCAACCACCCGCGCGGGCAGGGCACGGTGGACGTCATCGTGACAGGCACGGCGGGTGAGGCGACGGAGGGACTGCTTGCAGCAGTAAGAGAAGCCGTTGACAAGATCGCTGGCCCGTATGATAATATTCTTGTGAAGTCCTCTGTGACCGTCTCGCAGAATATCTCCGTCACGGTCACGACTGATACGGCAGACACGGACGAGGCGGTGGAGAACCGAATCAAGGCGATCCTCACCGAGCTGCTGGCCGTGCGCCGCAGCCGCAAGCTCAACGAACTGACCTTGTCCGACATCAACCACGCGATCCGCAGCGGCTACAGCGGGGCCACCAACGCGGCGGTCTCCGAGCCGGAGGCGGATGTGAAGCTGGGCAAGGACAAGGTCATCATCCTCGGCGACGTCTCCGTGACGATCGAAAGGGAGTGAGCGGATGAAGCAGTTTGACACCTTCAGCGAGTATATGTTCGACCTGCTCTTCGCCCCTTTGAAGAAGGGCCGGAAGACGGCCAACCAGCTCCGCATCTTCTTCAAGGTCATGGGACGCGAGTTCGACGACCTGAAGGCGGCAATCTTCCGCGTGCGCAACGAGGCGAACGTCGCAAGCTGCTCGGAGGTCATGCTCCCTGTGCATGGGCAAGACCGGGATATGCCGCGACTGGAGGGCGAGGACGCCGAAGCCTATCGGACGCGCCTGTCCATGAAGGGGATCATCTCACAGTGGAGCGGCACGCGGCGCGGCGTTCTCTACGCGCTGACCGCGCTCGGCTACGACCGCAGCCGGATCGAGCTGTTCGCCGAGCAGGACGCGGAACGCTGGGCCGAGTTCATCATCTTTCTGAACAGCTCCAAGCCCAGCGGCGTCACGAACCTCTCGGTCATCGACGCGCAAGTCCGCAAGGTCAAGGAGGGCAGCAGCAAGCCCGCCTACGGCATGGAGACCATCGGCGGGCTCATCATCCGCTCCCAGCTCCAGACGGGCTTCTCGCGCTATCCAAGGTGCGGAGAGATCGTGTGCGGCGTGTGGCCGCATATCGTCAGCGAAGGTCGCCTTGTGGTCTCGACGGTCATGGCGCAGGGCGGCGCATCGGGCGGCGACAATCCCTTCCCGAGAGCCGGCACATTTGCAGCCTCCGAGGAGTTCTATCACTTCGGAGCGTACACCATTTATCAGGGCTTCGCCTCGGACATTGAGGCGGGCTCGAAGGCGGCGCAGGGTGCAAAGGCCTACCTGAGATGCTCTGCCTCCACGCGCTGCTCTACCAACGCGAAAGGAGACGCGGCAGAATGAAAACATTGACTTCTATCGGTATCCAGAAGATCGGGCAGCGGTTCGTTGACTCGGTCGATCACGCGGCCTACACGCTCAACGGCGTGCCGCAGACGGTGGAGCCCTTCCGGCGCTTCGTGCAGGGCGCGAGCGCGAGAGTCTACATCTACTTCGACGACACCGTGATCGGCGACGTTGCCGAGGTGCAGCTCGTGGATAAGGACGGCGACGTCATCGCGTCGGCGAACGAACGGGTCTTCACCAAAACACCGGGCAAGGGGCTTTATATAGCCTTCAAATATAATATCTTAGAAGTGGAGGTCGAGAGCAGCAATGAAAGCCTATGAAAAAATTGGATGGCTTGATCACGTCCAAGACGTTGAGACGGGAGAGGTCATTCAGGAAGGAACGCCCGTGAGTCAGACGAACATGAACCACATGGACGACGGCATTTTTGCGAACCGCGAAGCAGCCATTCTCCATGAGGCTCAGATCGCCGACGCGCAGAAAGAGATCAAGGTGCTGAAGGACGCGACGCTGAACAACATGGTCAACAACGTCTTCCTCATCAACTTCGACACCGTGACCTCCGTTGCGATCACGTCGGGGATCTACGACTCCGTGGCGCGGAAGATCTATGTTTAAGGTCGCTTGCAGCCGAAAGGAAGCAAGCTGCATCATCGGAAGCCTGCTCGTGGAGCTGGCCCCGGTATGCGAGAAGTGCGGCGGGTTGCCGGATGGCGTGCTGAACCTGCAGACGGAGGCGGGGCTGTCCCTCACAGGGGACGCCGACGTCCTCATCACAGGGCACAGCATCATCAGCGGCAAGCCTGTCAGGATCAAACTCACGGACTACGGCTTCGAATATTATGGTGATCACGCCGAGCTTGCCCGCGTTCGGGAAAAGAGGTGTGTGTATCATGGCAGAGCCGTCAGTCCTACAAAAGAAAACTGAGATATTTCTCGAAAGGGATATATACCCCTTGCTGAAAAACTTCCCCGCCTCCGAGAAGTTCTCCCTGTGCCAAGAGATCAAGCAATCCTGCTACAAGCTCATCCGGGCGGCTGTTATGGCCAACAACCTCACGAACGTCAACAGGCGGCTCATGTGGCTGGATGAGGCGGACGCAGAGAAGACGCTGCTGCTCGTGCTTTTGGGCGTCGCCAAGAACCAGAAGTACATCACGCAGAAGAAGCTCTTGGAGCTGCAGGGAAAGCTCGAGGAGATCGGGCGCATCATTGGAGGACTGCAGAAGTTCTTCATCAACAACCGAAAATAGACCATCAGAAAAAGTACAGCACCTACTTAGGGTTATCTCTGTCTGGCGTCGAACCGTGCGAACCGTGGGTACAATTCGGCCCGCAACTGGAACAACAACAATGCTACGAACTCCAACTCGAACGTCGGTTTCCGCCCCGCCTTGTAGGTTATTACGTCATCTGCGGCCACGGCTTCAGGTGCGTGTCCTTGTTATACTTCAAGGGAGAGGTAATCCTTCGCCATGTTGAGAAACGGCGTAAAAACAGTGACTGAGCTTCGCCCGCCCTCTCGTATTGGGAGGCGGAGGGAGGTCTACAATGTGGGTACCATTGTGTTCGACAAGACCGGTACGCTGACCTACGCCACGCCGAAGGTGGCGCAGATCGTTCCCTTCGGCGGACACCGGGAAGCGGATATGCTCCGCCTCGCCGCCTGTCTGGAGGAGCATTACCCCCACTCCATGGCCAACGCCGTGGTGGAGGAGGCGAAACGGCGGGGCCTTACCCATGAGGAATACCATTCGCAGGTGCAGTATGTGGTGGCCCACGGCATTTCCAGTATGGTGGAAAACAAAAAGGTCATCATCGGCAGTGCCCACTTTGTCTTTGAGGACGAGGGCTGCTGTATCCCGAAGGGAGAGCAGGAGAAATATGATGCGCTGCCCGCCGCGTATTCCCACCTGTATCTCTGCATCGACGGGGAGCTGGCGGCGGTCATCTGTATCCACGATCCTCTGCGCCGGGAGGCTAAGGACGCGGTAAAAGCGCTGCATGAGAGCGGCTTTACCAATGTGGTGATGATGACCGGCGACAACCGCCGCACAGCAGAGTCCGTTGCCGCCGAGGTGGGCGTGGACGCCGTTTACGCAGAGGTCCTACCGGAGGACAAGGCCGCCTTTATCCGTCAGGAAAAGGAAAAGGGACACACCGTTATCATGGTGGGGGACGGCGTCAATGATTCTCCCGCCCTCTCCGAGGCGGACGCCGGCATCGCCATCTCCACCGGCGCGGCCATCGCCCGGGAGATCGCCGACATCACCGTTGCCTCGGAGGATCTGTTTGCGCTGGTAACACTGCGCAGGCTCGGTGAGGCACTGATGGAGCGCATCCACGGCAGCTACCGCTTCATCGTGGGCTTCAATCTGACCCTGATCGCGCTGGGCGTGGCGGGTGTACTGCCACCTGCCACCTCGGCACTGCTGCACAACGGGTCTACGCTGGGCATCAGTCTGCGGAATATGACCGACCTGCTGGACGAAAGCAAATCATAAGGAATCGGGGCAGGGAAACTGCGATCTGTATCCCTGCCCCATTCCAAAGTATAGCGGTTAGAGGACACTAACTGCGAAACGGGCAAGGGGAACGAAACAAGATAGATGCACAAGACTACCACAGGAGGAGAGAGCAAATGTCTGAAGAAATTCTGATCCGTCAGGGCGCGCCGACGCTCGCAGGCATCAAGACGGGGAGCCTGTTTCCCTGTCCCTGTGAGGACCGCGAGGACCTGCTGGCCGACATCCGGCGGCTGAACCGGCGGCTTTCGCCGAAGGGGCTTTGCCTGCTGCCGATCCGCTTTTTAGCGGGGCGGGGGCTCCTCTAC